ATGCCTTGTACAAAGTTGTACAATCCGGGCTTTGGGTGCGGACGTCGGGCGGATAGGCAGGATCGGAGGCAATGGTGGACGGAGACGACGGAGGCCGCGGCGGACGGAGAGGATCGACGGTCTGGATCGATGGGGAAGAGCCGGAAGCGGAAGAGAGGCAGAGACGGACGGAGACGAGCCGGATCATGGCAGATGGGGAAAAGGGACGAGGCAAATGCGGAAAAGGGGCAGGGAAGGATTGTGTGTGGAGCATTTCCCATTGAAAAGACACGGGATTTGTCTGAATTTCCGCCGGGTTCTGCACATGAGTTCACACACCACAATCGGGTAGTGACGGACCCGCCCTACCAAGTATTGGGATGGGGAGAGTTCCCGCCCCCTACCATTGTGGTGCCCCTAGGGGAAACCCCCTACCAATGGGGGGGGGGGGGTAGGCTTTAGAGCCAGGCGTTGGGCCTGGGGCCCGCCGGGCGACACATACCCCCGCATACGATGCCAGCCTCCGATGCCCACAGACAATGCCGCCCGGACGCAAATCCAGCCCCGGATTTAAACGTTTGGGGCGGGGGCCGAGGTATGTATCGCGCCGGTGGCGTTTCGTGCAAATCCGGGGCTGGTGGACGCGGGGAGGGCGCGCCCCCAAGGCGCGCCCGACCCTCCCACGCGCCCACTCCCGCTCCCTCCCTGTTCCTGTCAGTTCCTCTCTGGATTGTCTTATATTCTCTTTCTCTTAGTATTCTAATATATTATATTCTTCTTTCTAGTATATATTATATATACTCTAGTATATATTCTGGGAGTTTAACAGGAGGGTCGCTCGCGTTCTCTTGGGAGAACGCTCGCTCCCTCTCTTCTCTTCTTGTATTCGTCGTCTATACCGTTCTGGGAGTATGTCTACCGCTCTAGGCCCCCCCCCCCTCTACCTGCGCCATCGGTGCCTGTTTCTGGAATAGGCCCTCGAACGAACGCATTTGCCTTATACGACGACTTGTTTTCTGGTCCGTATGAGACTAGCCGCCGGCCCTCGATCGCCTCGTATAAGCCAAGTTTGTGCGTTTTGGGCACCCCGACCCCTTGTTCCAGAAAAATTTTTGTCCGCCCGTGAAAAAACCTGGAACAAACGGCCCTCTCAAAGACTCATATAAGTGTAGACCCCTGTCCTGCGTGGGGGCTCACCCAGGAGGACTTTATGTCGATTGACAAGCGTATCGCCATCATTTCTCGTCGTTTCAAGGACAATATTAGTGATCTGATCGACACCATCACCGAGGATTTGTACGCTGGCATCGAAGACCTCATCGATGAGTTGATCGACGATCTTCAGGACGCGGCCGTTGCGGCCAACGACGACGATGTTGAAGTCCTCGATGAGGATGACGACGACGACGATGAGCATCGCTGAGTTCGCCGCCAGGCTCGCGACCCTGCGTATTCGCTACCCGTTCTCGGTAACCTCCTGGTTTCGAACGGCTGGACGAAACGCGATGGTCGGCGGGAAGCCACATTCGCGCCATCTCTTGGGTCTGGCCGCCGATGTGATCCTCGATGACGAGGAGCGTGATAAAGCCTCGTTTGTCGAGGATGCCAAGCGACTCGGCCTGTCTGTCGTGGTCGAAGGCGATCATCTGCACGTACAGGTGCCGTAATGTTCAGCGCTGGAACGACGCATGCCGCCCCCGTCGGCGTCGAGAGCGTCACCTCACGCATCCCAGCGTCAGCCTTCCAGACGTTCGACGCCTCGAACGCGCTGGCATCGCTGGGAACGCTGATCGCGAACCAGCTCAAGAAAGATCTGGAATCCGGCAACTTCGGCGGGCATCTGCTCGTGGGTGATAGTGGGATCGCACTCCCACAAGGCCCGATCAGTAAAGCGATACGAAGCAAGGTTGGTAGCTTCTTGACCTCGCTCTTATTTGCGCCTTGAACCGAGACCGTTCTCTCTCCGCCGCGTTGATCGAGTCCGGTGAGCAGGCCACCTTCGATTGGAGTCTCTGCCCGCCGCAGCGGGACTTTCTCCTGAGCGACCATGAGTTCACCGTCTACTCCGGTGGATTCGGCACCGGCAAGACGACGGCGCTCTGCGCCAAAGTGATCTGGTTACTTTTGGCGATTCCCAACAATCTGGGCTATCTGGGCCGCATGGACGGCAAGGCGCTTCGGGCGTCAACCCTGGTTGTGCTGGAGGAGATGCTCCCGAAGTCCTACATCGCCAAGAAAAACGACCAGCAAGGGTTCATGCAGCTCGTCGATGAAGTCGGCGGCTCCAAACTGGTCTACGGCGATCTGAAAGACCTTCGTGACCTCAAGAACCTCCCGCTGGGGTTCTTTGCGATCGACCAGATGGAAGAAGTGCCCTTGGAGGTCTGGCACTATCTCGTCGGTCGTCTTCGCCGTCGCATCCCGATCCTTCTCGACGGCCGGCTCAAGCAGTACCGCGTCGCCGGCGTGTGTACGAACGGCGAGCGCCACTATGCCGTTGAAGGTGACCTCAAATGCCGCGTCTGTCAGGCGCTGCTGCCGCCGTACACCGAGCAGCTCAAGCCCGGCCAAACCATTCCCGACTGGGATGTCATTGTCTACAAGCGGTATGGGTTCGGAGTCTGTAACCCCGAGGGCCCATCCCACTGGATTTTTCAACACTTTCGTGGGCTCCCGGGTCCAAACGGGCCCTCGACCGGGTTGCCGGGTGACACGACCCACTCCTACGCCGCGTATCACGCCACCGCCTGGGACGGCATGCGCGCCGGCTTCACGGACGCGACGTATCTCCGTGAGATGGAGCAGCTCTACAAGTCGGTCCCGCTCATGTGGGATCGATACTTGGAGGGCAAATGGGTCGAGGCCGAAGGACTGGTGTATCCCGGCTTTCGCCGCGAAACCCACGTCCTGCCGACAGGCGCTGCCCGCTTCGATGGACGGCCCCTGTTGGAAGACGGCCTCCCTCTGTTCGAATTCATCGATCATGGGCTGACCGCGCCCACCGCCGTTGGGTGGATCGTGCTCCGCCGGTGTGAGTGTGGATGCGGCAAGATGGACTACTACTTGATCGACGAGTATTACATGCCTGGCATGACCGTCTCCTATCATGCCTTCAATATCAAAGCGCGACGTGAAACGCTCCAGCGGTTCCGCTACGTGGCGACCTATCTCGACCATCACGCCTTCTCCCGGACCTTGATGGGCGCGAAGGGAACGCCGCGTGAGAATGATCTCTACTCCGTCGCGGATGAATATCTGGATCGAGACATTATCTGTCTCCCGACGCAGAAGGACTGGGACGCCGGATACAACCGGATCAATGAACTGCTCGCGTCGGATCCGTCGCATCTGCATCCTGTCACGGGCCAACGTGGTGCCCCGCATCTCTACGTGATGGCCGGCTGCCGTCACTTTATCGAAGAGATCGAGAACTACCGGTGGAAGAAAGTCCGGAACGTGCTCGATATGCGTCGAGAGGAACCGCAGGATGGGAACGATCACTTGATGGACGGCCTGAACGGCTTCTTGACCTCTCGCCCCGAGGACTCGTCGCTGCATCCGGACCCGACCCCGATCGAGACGACGCCGGCATGGGTGTATGAGCTCGACGAGCTTGACGCCGAGGCCGAGAAGCTGACACATATGGGGGTCTAGACGATGGCGAAGAAAAAGCCGTCACCACACGTCAGCGCCGGTCCAATCTCTGGTCAGCCGGCCCCGAACGCCGGCGGCACGTCACAGCCGGATCTGCTCAAGCGGGCGCAAGACGCCTTTCGGCTCTGGGCGACGACGACCTCCCAAGCTCGGGCGATGTGGCGTCGTGATTACGACTTTACGGAAGGCGGCGGCCGGCAGTGGACGCCGGCGGATAAGCTCGCACTCCAGAAGACGCGACGGCCCGTTCTCGAATTCAATCACATTCTGCCGCAGGTCGAGCTCGTCTGCGGGATGCAGCGGAATATGCAGTTCGACTTTGTGGCGGTGCCGCGTGGGCTTGAAGATCGGCGTCTCGGCGAAGTCGCGTCCGCCGTCCTGAAGGCCGTGACGGACTTTGCGCGTGTCGATCGCGTGTCGGCTCGGGTCTTCGACGATGCCACGATCTGCGGGTTGGGCGCGTGGGAAGTCATCCACACGTTTGACGACGTGGACGACATCATCTGGGGCGATATCGTCGTCTCGCGCATCAGCCCCTTTGCATTCGTCTTTGACCCCTGGGCGCAAGACCCCGACATGCAGGATGGGGCGTTCATGGGCAAGCTGGACTGGGTCACGCGGGACGAACTGCTCCAGCGGTATCCGGACAAGCGCCACTTGGCCCAGCCGGGCGAATGGCTCACCCAGTTCGGGAACACGCTCGGCGCGAGCGATGAATTCGGCACCGGATATAATCTCCAAGCCGAGTTGTTCGACCTCGACACGGGCCGCATCCGTGTCATGACCATCTGGCACAAGGTGCCCGCGGAAGTCACCTTCCTCATCGACACCGCGACCGGGCAGGTTCAGGAAGTCCCGGATGCGGACGCCGGTGAGAAGCTCATCGCCGAGATTCGAGAGCGCAGTGGACGTGAACTGGCGTCTCGCTTATCGATTGTCCGCCAGGACGCCAGCACCGTCATCGTGGATCGGGCGACCGGCCTGCCCTTTCCCGATCCCGAGACCGGGCGACCGATCGCGTTTATCAGCCCGGAGGCCGCCCAGGCTCGGCTGAACGAGATGTCCGAGCGGCTCGGCCTCGAATCGGTCGCGACGCTGGAGGTCATCAAGCGGAAGGCGCGGGTGCCGGAGTGGACCCAGTTGGTCTGGTGGGAAGTGCTCGCGCACGGGCCGACGCCGTACCGGCATCGGAAATATCCGTTCATCCCGTATATTTCACGGCGGTTCGCGGACGACCCCTCCTCGATCTTCGGGATCACGCGAAACCTCATCAGTCCGCAGGAAGACCTGAACAAGCGCCGGAGTAATATTCTGGCGCACTTGAACAGCAGTGCTCACAGTGGGTGGCTGAACCGGAAGAGCGGCGGGGCCGATAGCCGCGCCCTCGAGCTGGCCGGCTCGAAGCCGGGCGTCGTCGTCGAGTATGGCCTCATCCCGCCGCAGCGGATCGAACCGGCGCAGCTCTCACAGGGCCATTTTGTGATGGCCCAAGACGATGTTGGGCAGATTCGGCAGATCAGCGGCGTCAACGCGGAGTTGATCGGAATTTCGACGCCCTCGCCCGCCACGGTATCCGGTCGGGCGATCCAGGCCCGTCAAGAGGGTGGGATTACCATCCTCCGGCCGCGCTTCGAGAATTTCAAGGCCGCGATGTTGGACTTGGCACGGCTCCTGCTCGAAACGGCGCAGCAGTTCTATCCGGAAGAGAAAATCAAGCGCATTGTCGGCATCCATGAATCGACGGCCCCGCTTGGCCCCAATGGGCAGAGCATCTTTACACATCCCCAGACCGGACAGCCGATGACCGATGACCAAATCATCGGGCTCCTCAAAACGTTGCGCAATACCCAGTTCGATCTCGTGCTTCGGCTCCAGCCGGCTACGGAGACCGAGCGCCAGGCGGAGTGGGAGCGGGCGCTGAGTCTGCTCCAGTTGGTGACCGCCGCTGGAAAGCCGATCGGTCCGGGGACCCTCCACGCCATGCTCGATCTGGCGCCCAATATCCCGACGCGGCTGGCCGATGGGCTCAAGGCCGACCTCGCCGCCGCCGTCCAACAGCCGGACGTTGCCAAGCAGCAGAATGCGGTCCTTCAGGGCGCGCTCTCCAGTACCCGGGCGCGTCGTCAACCACCCCAGCAGGGAGGATAAGATGGAGTTTGTGCTCAAGGTTCTTGGTGTCGCCGTGGCATCCGGCGCGTTCGTCGAAGGCGTCAAAGTTCTCTGGTCGAATGTCCTGCTCAAGTCCCTCTCGCCCAAGCTGGTCCCGATCATTGCGTCGCTCATCGGCGCGCTCATCGGGTGGGCGGCGGAGTATCTGCTGCCGGGCCTCGGCATCACCCCGGACACCGGCTCGATCGCCGGTCTGGTCGCGACCGCCTTGCACCAGATCAAGAACCAGCCGTGGCTCGTGCCGTCGCCGAAGCCCTGACGCCGTCGAACGAGGGCACGATGGCCTGGTCAGATGCCGTCACGAGTCTGACGAAAGCCTTTTCGCAGGTCTTTGAATATGTCTTTGGCACCCAAACCCGAGCGGAGCGGAAGCTGGAGGCGGAGGCGGATGCTCTCGAAGCGCAGTGGCGGGCGACACGCGACCCTGCTGCATTGGATCGGCTCAATGATCTTCGTCGCCGTCTCCGTCGGCTGCGCGACAAAGCCGCCGCTCGCCGTCTCCGTTGAGGCCTGCTACCATGCCGTGCTGACGGACACGGAGGCCGCCGCCCTGCGACGGATGGGGTGGCCGCTCGTGCAAGCCGGTGATCTCGTCGTCTCGCGGACCTGTGAAGACGAGGATATCGCCGCGTTGGCCGATCAAGTGCGCGCCTTGACGCATAACGATCCCGACTCACGATGATTGACCTCACGAAGGACACGGACCCGACGCGCAACGCGAAGTGGTGGACCCGCGAGCGGTTCTACATCGTCCAGGAGCAACCGACGCCGCGCATCCTGCAGCTCGGGCGATTCCGACTCGTGCGCTGGAAACCCCGCTTCTTTTGGTCGATCTCGTGGCGGATCAACGACCAGCCGCCGGAGCATGCGGGCAAGTTTCGTGCCTGGCAGTTCTACGTTGGCTGGGGTAAGTGTGACGCGACACGCACGTATCGGCTCTGGGATGGCAGTCTCGGCGAACCCGGCTCGGGATATGTGCTGACCTGGACGTTCACCGAGATGGTCGCGCTGCGGAAGCGGGATCTCGACGTGGTGCCGGTCTGGTCGAATATGGGAGGAGCTTAAGATGCCGTCTGCGGAGTCAAAAGCCGCCATGCGCACGAAGTTTCGGATCGCGACCGCGGTCGCCAAAAAGCAAGGGTTTAAGTCCTTCAAAGCCGGCTCGGCCGGGGATCTGGCCCGGCGTCGAATCGCCGAAGGGATCGCCAAGAAAATTCGGGCGGGTGAACGGGTCTTCAACTTTCGTCGTCGAGGGGCCCGATGATGATGTTGATCGACGAGGCGGTGGTGGAAGCGCACCTGCAAGAGCGGTGTTGGTTTTGGCAACGGATTCTCCAACTCCAGGATTGGCATATTCATGTGCGGGTGGTTCCGCATCACCACCCCAAGCTCAACGATGGGGTCGCCGCGTCGGAAATTTATCCGGAGCGTCGCGATGCGATCATCCGCATGGTCAGGCCGGCCGATCTGCCATCGATCGCACATGATTTCCTCGATGGCGAAGAACGTGACTACGATTTGTCACTCGTCCACGAACTGTTGCACATTCATTTATCAGGATTGAACATCGCGAACGACTCTCCGGCGTCCGTGGCCGAGGAGCAAGCCATTAACGCGATCAGCCGTGGCTTGATCACGTTGGCTCGCACGAAGGGCGGCGAAGAGCTGCCGACCCATCCGATGCCGGGGGTCTATCTGACGATGCCGATCCCACCGCGTCCCAAGCCGGAGGTGGACGTCGGATCCGAGCCGCCCCTCGCCGAGGAGCTCCCGACCAAGCCTCCGCAAGCGATGGTCAACGGGTATTTCTAGTCTCGTTTCTGTTCTCTGTATCTATTCGGACGTTCACACGGCGGGTCGTCGCCGCCGGGCTTGCCGCCGCCGAGTGCGGACCCTGTCGCCGAGGGAAACGGGCGTTGAGGAGCTATGCCGAACACCCCGCATGAAACTGACGCGACTTCCGAGGTCATGGACCCCCAGGGCGAGGAATTTCAGTCGATCTTGGCGTCCTTAGCACAGGACCAGGATGAACCCTCGCCGGTGTCTCAGCCGAAAGGCGTTGAGGCGGACGCATCGGACGAGAAACCCGGCTCGTCGTCGGAGCCGACGGATGAGACCAATGACCCAGCCGAGCTCAAGCGCCAGGTTAGCGCGCTGAAGAAAGAACTGGCCCGCCGAACACGTGAGCGCGACGATGTGGCGTCGCTCCGTGCCGAGCTGGAGGCCATGAAAGCGAAACTGGCTGAGCGGGAATCGGGCAAGGAGTCGCGCAACCAGACGTTCACGACCGAGCGCCTGGTTGAACTGCAGGGGGACTGGGAGGATGAACGCCTGGCGGCGGCCATCGCGGTCCGCGATGCGCAGGCCACCGGGGATCATGCTCAGATCGAGGCCGCGCAGGCTCGCCTCGCGAAGGCGAAGCAGCAGCTCAGCCTCATCCGAGCCGAGCTACAACGACGCCAAGCGGAAGAGGTCGAGACCAAGCAGGCGGCGAAAACCGTTCAAGAGCGGGCGATCACCCAGGCGACGGAATTGGTTGCCGACATTGTCGCCCAGTATCCCGATATCACGGACAAAAGCTCGCCGATCTTCAAAGCGGCTGAGAAGATTTGGAACGACAACCGTGAGTTCTTGGCTCCGCTGGGAGCCGCCGGGGATATCGTCGCCGTCGCGGCTGCGATTGTGAAGCAGCCGGACCTGCTCGGGGCCAAGGTTGCCGCCAAAGCCCGCAAAGAGTTAGTGTCCACCCTCGACCAAGCCGCATCCACTGCATTAACCAAGGGCGCGAAGGCAAGTGGGGCGTCCGCCCCGGCGAACTTCGAAGCGCTCTTGACAGAACCCGGAGGCTTCGCCAAGTTCGAGGCGCTCCGGCAACGTTTGACAGGAACAGGGTAACCGATGGCAACGAACGTCACTGCACAATTCACCGACACGACTGGGTCCGACGCGACACAGTCCTTTTTCAATACTGAGCTGCTGGTTCGGGCGTCTTATGCGCTCATTCATCAGCAGCCCGTCAAGAAGTACAGCCTCAAGCTGCGCTCCGGCAAGACGATGATCTTCCGCCGGTACGATGTGTTGGGGCTCGCCACGACGCCCCTCATCGAGGGACAGAACCCGGCTGGGCGGCTGCTGACCAAGGTCGATTTAGCGGCCACACTCCAACAGTACGGAGATTTTGTGGAGTCCACCGATTTCGTGATGGACACCCAGCCCGATCCCGTCACGACCGAGGCGGTCTCGCTGCTCGGTCAGCAGATGGGTGAAACCTTCGATCAGCTCTACCGAGACGTGTACGCGGATGCCACGAACATCGTGTACGCGAACGGCTCGGCGACCAACCAGGTGACGCAGATCGTCGATAAGGACGATCTGGACCGGGCGTATCGACTGCTTCGTAACAACAAAGCGAAGCCGTTCACGCCGATGATCTTGGCCGGCCAAAACGTCGGCACCGCGCCGATCATGCCCGCGTACTGGGCGCTCGTCGATGAGGACGTGGCCTTCGATCTTCGTCATCTCGAAGGGTTCGTGATCCCGTCCGAGTATGCAAAGCAAACCGGCGTGCTCATGGGCGAGATCGGGGCTGATAAAAACGGCATCCGCTTCCTCGCCAGTCCCAATGGGTACGTTCTGGCCGGTGCATCCGGCGTGACCGCAGCAGGAACCGACGTGAAGAACACCGGCGGATTCGTCGATGTGTACTCGATCTTTATCGTCGGTCAGGATGCGGTCGGCGGGATCAACCTCGCTCAGCGAAACGGCGGTGTCATCCGCAAGGGTCTTGGCTCCGCCGGCACCGCGGATCCGCTCGATATGCGGGCCACGGTGGGCTGGAAGAAGTGGGATACTCGCCTGATCCTCAACCAGAACTTCCTGGTTGAGGTGCAGACTTGCGCCAGCTTGTAAACGATGGCGAAGCGAGTTGCCCCACCCATGTGGAAAGTCCTGTGGAACGGAGTCCCGATTCGCAAGGGACTCCGTTCACGGGCGGAGGCTGATGCGATCGCGGAACGCTGGCAGGGCAGTTATGCCCGCTCGAAGGGGCTGCTCAAGCACGGCGATAAAGGCGATTGGATCGAGGTCGTCCGCGACCACGACAGCGAGCGGGACTTCGATGAGCGCGCTGACGAGGCTCGTCGTGGGAATCCACAGAAAATCACAATCCAATACCGAGTTGGTGACGGAGGGTCCTGATGAGTGCACGTCGCGTCAAAGTTAAAGGTCCGGTCATTGAAACGCGGGGCGGCAACCAAGTCCGTCTGCGCATGCCGTTGTACCCGATCGATGGCTCGATCGATGTCGAAGGCAAGGGCACGATCCGCTATCGTCTCATTCCGAATCAATGGGTCTCCGTTCCGGACGAAGTCTTTGCGGCATTGAAAGCCAAGTTCGATGTCGAGCGGGAGCCGGTCATGGTTCCGGACGTCGAGCATCATGAACGTAATCCGCATCCATATGGCACCCCGCCCAATCTGGTGCCTGATACGTCGGCGTCGCCGTACGTGCTTGAATTCAAGGAGTCGTAACCATGAGTGTCGATCGAAAAGATTTTGCCCATCCCGAAGTACTGAGTGGCAGCTTCACGTCGGCGGCATCGCCGGTCGCGGTCAGCGAGGTGCTGCCGTGGAAGCCGTCGCTCGTGATCTGTTTTATCAACGTGGAGGGGACCAACCCCAACATGCACATTGCGAACGCGGTCTCCACGACCGATGCGATCCAAGTCACGGGATCGTCCGGTGTCTGGACCTCACCGTCCCCGTCCGCCAGTGTCGCCCTGACCAGCACGGGATTCACCGTGGCCGCGTCGGCGCAGGTCGCCAACGGGAAGAACGTGTGGATCGCGTTTAAGTAAGGAGCATCGTCATGGACACACCGTATGTTGCCGGCTGGATGCTCCAGTCGGATTCTGTGTTTGCCTGGCGTCCCGGCCGCATCTACATCCCGGCGATGAACTTTACCGGTATGTCAGTTGGGGCCATCAATGAAGGCGGGACCGGGAACTTTGCGTATGGGGCCAAATGGGAGAGTGCCGGAACCGGTTCGCCGGGCACGGCGCAAATCGGCACCAGCGGCCTCAACGGGATTGTGATCAATTCCGCGAACGGGGAGGCCTCACACCTGATGAATCTCCCGTTCGACTTTGACGTGTCGAAGCCCATGTATCTCCGCGTGTTCTGGACGAGTGGTTCGAGCGACACCAACCAGAACATCACCTGGTTGGTGCGGTATCGCCCGATCCAAGTCGACAGCACCGCCCTCGCGGCCGCGACCACGTCGCTGGATACCCCGATCCCGGTTGATAACGTGATCGGCGCGAACGTGCTGCAAGCGACCGACTGGGGTAAGATCAACGCGGGGGCCGTTGACCCGAAACATGAGGCGATCGTGTGGCGGGTGACCCTCAGCGCGTTCTCGGCGGGCTTGACCCAGTCGAAATACCTCGTGGGACTCGAACTGCGCTACACGCCGAAGCGTCTGATCGGTCCAACGGGCATGATGCGTGAGGCCCGGGCCGCGGCCTACGCGCTCGCTCGTCACATCTAACCGGTCGGCGGGGCCGCTGGCCCCGCCTCCCCGATGAGGAACGTCTATGAGTTGCTATGCATCCCACGTGTTCAGCGCCCGTGTCAATAACACGGTGACGAACGTGGACGCGAACCGCCCGGTCACGGCCAAAGCGATCGCGCTCTACAATCCGACCGCCGCCGTTGCGTTTCTGCAAATGTTTACGCGGCCGGCGTCCGCCGTGACCCTCGGCACGACCCCGCCCACAGTCGTCCTCGCGATTCCCGCCGGTGGGGCGATCGTCCTGCCGTTCAGTGCGGGGTGGCGGATGGGGGGATCGGGGCTGAGCATCGCCGGGACCACCACCCGAACGGGCACGACCGGGGCGGATATTGACGTCGTGATCGTGTACTGACATGCCGGTCCCGAGTGATCCAACCCTCAACGCCATCGTCGGTGAAGCGCTGAAGCGGGGTGGCATCGTCAGCCCGACCTCGAGTCAGCTCGCGGATGCCATCACGCATCAACTCCAGGAAGTCAAGACGGATATCGCCCTCCTGGCTGGGAACCACCCGCTGCTCCTGACGACCGCCGTGCGGGTCTGCACGGTGGGTCGGTCTCGGTATCCACAACCCGCCGATGCCGACACGCTCGAATCGATTCAGCTCTGGGATGCGGCGGATGCCCGTCGCGGGACCGCGGGCGGTGGAACGGCGATGACGATCACGCTCGCCCCGGGATTCGATCCCGGCTCGATCGACCCCCGTGGGCGATTCATTGTGCTCACAGGTGGAACCGGAGCAGAGCAATACCGGCAAATCACGGCGTATGCGCCGACGACGCGCACGGCCACCGTCGATCAGGCCTGGACCACGATTCCGGATACGACCACAACCTACGCGGTCATCGATACGGTGCAGCGGCTGTATGAGTCCTCGAGCCCGGTGGAGTGGGACTATCTCGCTGCCCCGTTCAGCCTGGCGATGCCGAGGCGGGCGGCGGTGGTCAGTGAGGAGATTTGGCTCGACACCGCTCCGGATCGACCGTATCTGTTGTTTATCACCTACTGGGTGGACCTCGATCGCCTGGACGAATCCGGTGCGCTCTTTATCAAACTGCTGCGCGAGTGGCGATCCATCTGGATCGAGGGCATCGCCGCCAAAGTGATGGATCGTTACGATGATGACCGAGCGCCGGCGCAATTAGCGAAGTATAACGCCCTGCTCGCAAACCTGGCCGCGAAGTCGAGCCGGGTCGGCCAGGTCACGATGACCGATGTGATCTAGGCTGAGGGCACCGTGCCCAAGGACACGAAACAGACCGAGACCGAGCGCCTCGTCGAGGCCGGCTGGCTCCCACAACCGCTCCCGACCGGCGTCAAGGGCGTCAGTGCGAAGAACCCGCTTGGACGACCGTCCCTCGATCGTGGGGCGCTCCAGCGCTTCGCCGAGTCGCCGCCGGAGGCGCGGCTCAAGACCCTTCAAGACGAGTGGAGCCAGCTCGGGTATTTGCTCCTCATGAAGGCGAAGCGTCTCGCCATGAGCGGCGAGAAAGCCGCGATCTCGTATATTCTCCAACTGAGTAAGGCCGCCGCCATCGCCACGGAGAAGCTCGCGGACGGCGTCCAGCCGCAGCTTCCACGTAACTTGGTCGTCCAACTTTTCGGCGGGTTGTCCACGGCCGAGCTGACACGTGTCGTGGCTCCGGCAACTCCCGTCATTGACGTCAACGTCGAAGGCACACACACGAGTATCGAGATGACACAGAAACCCACATGGCTCTCAGAAAACGCATCCCAGAACCAGCCGCGGTCTACGCCGACCCCGTTCGAGGCCTCAATCTCCGCGACTCCGAGGAAGACCTCCAAGCCGGAGAAGCCCGGCTCACCCAAAATTGTGTGTATCTCGCCGGCGTCCGAAAGCGATTCGGTTCCACGCGGCTGACGCCGTCGTCACTCGGCCCGGCCCGTATCCGCGGCGGCACGAAGTTTTATCGTGCAGACGGAACCTCCGTCCGCTATATCGCGTACGGCTCCAGGATCAGTGCGCTCACCGATACGGGCGTCGAAACGGTGATCACGTCGAGCATGACACCCGATCGGGACACACACTTTACGACCTGGTCGATCACGGACGCCTGCTACGTGACAAACGGCGTCGATCCCCTCCACCGGATCGACAACACGGGGGCGCTCACCGTCGTGACCGGGACGAACGTGCCCACCCCGCGAATGGTCATGCCGTTTCGTGATCGGCTCTTTGCCATCACGGATGAGGGGATCGAGCGGACGAATCCACGGGTGGATAACGTCTGGTCACAGAACTCGGGATGGGCAACCCTCCGTCCGGACCGGGTGGGCCGATTTACCGCGTTAGCCCCCTTTACGCTCGAAGCCGGGACCGCGACGGAACCGGTCGTGCCGGCGTTGATCGCGTTTCAGGCCTATGCCTATTATCTCATCACCGGAACCAACTTCGGGGCCGACGTGACCGCGTCGGTGCCGTCGCCGGGGGAAGACACGAAGATCATCCGGCTCAACGCGGAGGTGGGGACCTCCTCGCCATACAGCGTCGTCAACGTGCCCGGTCTCGGCTTGTTCTGGTTCACGACGGATCGCAATGTCTATTGGCTCCCGCCGAACAGTTCATCCGGGCGGATGATCGGCGACAAGCTCCGCTCGAACGGGAGTACCGTGGGCATCGAAAGCACGAATATCAACGCGCTGTCGCAGGTCGTCATGGTGTATTACGATCGCTATCTGATACTTGCCGTGCCACTTGGAGCGGATGTGTATCCAACGATTCAGTTCTGGTTGGATACGCGCACACTGATTGAACGTCCACAGGCGGGGCCGGTGTGGTACGGACCGATGGTAGGGCAAACCGTCGGGCGCATGTGGGTCGAAGGGCAAGCCGGCGAATACGCTCTGCTGGGCGGCGAAGGGAACGTGGCGACTGGGGCGTTTGTCTATCGCCTGTACCAGCCGAACACGTTCACGGATGCCGTCGGGACGGCCGATCAGCCTATTGTCATGCGCTACCGCCCGTATTTCAAATCGGCGGGAACGATGGAAACCGAGAAGTATCTTCGGGCGGTCCAGGTTGAAGCGAACCCGTGCGATGCGTCGGCATCGCTCA